CTGATTCGCTGTTTGACAGCATCCCTAATCTCGCGCCGATCAATTGACCCTGCAATAGCCAGTGCCTCTTGTTCGGTTTGCGGCCGTCGGGCGGTATCCCTGTTCATCATTGGATCAAGGGAGTTGACGTTACGAATGTCAATTGATTCGCCGTTACGAATGATTCGGTACGACACCGGGGTGTCCTTGGCAAAGGAACCAATTGCTTCGCCCCGCTTTAATCGTTGACCTTCAAATAACTCGGTGTCGCTAACACCTTCAAGGAACACCTCTGACCCGTCATCCATCCGGATTACCGTTTCTTTGCCGGTCTTGCCAATGACAATGCCGTCCGATGGGCTGACAACAGGAGTGCCAACTTCAGCAGTAATTGACACGCCAACAGGAAGCGTTTCGCCATCCTTTCCAGGTCGAGTGACAAGGGTGATTGCCCCGCCCTTTACAGGCGACTCAAAGTTTGCTGTGCCGGCAGGTGTATCAAGCGTCCCGCGTTCGTAAATGCTGTCGGCAACCTCGCTCGTCATCTGTCGGTCGCGGTTTGCTGACACCGATGTCAACAGGCTTTGCGCTGCCTTTTCGTCAATGAGGCCGTTCTCTTTCTGACTGACAACGTAATCAAGAGCGGCCTTGTATTCGTCATTGAGCATGAGCCGATTGACAACGCCACCTGTGATAGCAGTAGTTACGCCGCGCTCCATCTCAAGCATCTGAAACGAGTTCAATGGGATGCCAACGCTCTTGGCGTATTCCCGCGTTTCATTGATTGCAGTCATTGCGCTCGCGTTGAACGCGCCAGTTGGCTGACCGTCTTGATCAACCTGACCGCGTGATTGGTACTCGTTGACAGCGTTACTGATGTAGTTGACTGCGCGAGCCTGTGACTCGTTTGTAGCAAACCGAAATGCCTCTTTGCTCTTGTGGTCAAGCATCTGCCCACGAAACTGAGCCATGTTTCGAGAGGCGGCTTGCATGAACATCGCCTTCTGCGTGTCATTGCCAAGTCCATCCATCACCGCGTTTGCAGACGCTGACAGCGCGTCTTGTGTTGCCTGATACTTGGTGTCGGCATCTTTGCCGTACGAGTTAAAATAACCATTCTGACCGCGCAGCACGTCTTGCGCCTGTGTCAACCACTGTGTCTCAGCCTGTTTGGCGTTGCCGTCATTCAGGTTGTCCTGCATGATCGCACCGATGCGGTACTCCACATTGCCGGCTTGCACTAGTGCGTTGCCAAGTTCGACCGCTTGACCCGCTGCTAGGTTCTGTGCTGGCTGACCAGGCGTTGCCTCAAACGGTGCAACACCCGCCTGCGCTGAAAGGTCTGCCTGCGGTACGAATGATGTTGGGACTGTTGGCATAGTTGTTACCTATCAGAATCTACGTTGTGACTGCGCTGCAATAAGTTCATCCATTCGACGCTGAGTAGCCCAGGTGGAACCAATGCTTGATGCACTGCCGAGCATGCTGCTGAACGAACTGGAGTACGGGCTGATTGTGCCGGCGGTAGCCATGAGGTTGTTCGCGCTCGTTGCAGCCATCACACCTTGGTTCATGTAGTTAATCCGCTGCGCTCGCGCTGCTTCGGCCTGCCGTACGGCGTTGGAACTGATGGTCAACTTGTCAATCTCCTTGATTAAGTCCATGCTTGCGGTGACCTCACGCGCACTACCGACACCACCCTGAATGCCTCGCGCTGCCATTGAAGCGGTCGCCGATGCTCGGCGTTGACCTGCGCCCATCGTGTACTGACCAACAGCCTGTTGACCTGCTAGCAATGTTTGCTGCGCCTGCGACTCTGCGCTGCGAGCGTTGATCGCTGACATCTGCGCTTGGAACCGTTGGTTCTGCGCCTGCATCTTGAGTTGTGTCTTCTGACTCTCAGCCGCGTAGAACGAACCGATGGCACTGTTGACAGCACCGAAGATTGACACGATTGAACCACCCATCATCAACGCTTCGCCGCTCGTCCAACTTGTGCCGGCTGCACCGCCCATAGCAGGGAGTGTTGACCCACCCGCGCTGTACCCGGCTGGGGTTGGTGATGAACCAAGGATGTTCATCAAACTGCCCGACGATGCTGCGTATGAAAATGCACTCATGTCTTTCTCCTAGTTAACTGCCTACAACAACCTCTGTGGTGATTCCGACAACTGTCAACGGAAGTGGGTCAGACTGTCGCATGTAAATCTGTCCTGACTGCGCCCAAGTAGGGGTCATCAACACGCTTACTTCGTCTGACTTGAGTGATGGCGGCGAACCGTACGGCTCAAAGGTGCGCTGCTTCGCCTCTGTCAACTTGTTCTCGTCAGGCCCGATGAAGATGCCCGATGACTGGAACACCCGAATCCATGCCTGGTTGACGTTCTTAACTCGACCCTGCCCGAACGCCTCGATGTTGATAGCAACCGGGAGGGTTTGCAGATCGCTGTTGTACGGCAACCCAACTTGGATCTTGACGCATGACCGGGACAAGACAGCCACTCCACCCGTCACCACCGCCTGCGGCATTACAGCACCGTCACCAAGGATGCTGACCGTCTTGCCCTCCAAATGCGTCAGCCCACCCACGCTGTCACGCGCAAACCCCCACACAGCGGTCGGAGTTGCCCGGAGAGCGACAGGAAGGACTTTGTCCACCTTAGCGGTCGCGGTATCAGGAAACCCCGTAGCGAGGATTCTGAGGCGGTACTTGTTGCCGAGCGCATCTGTCAACACAATGGCATCGCCGACATCGGATGTCGATGGGGATGGGCTGAATATGCCTGTTGATGCGGTGATCGCCAAGGTGTCTGCCGGCCCCCAGGTTGTGCCGCCCGTAACAGTCACGGTGGTCGCGCCTGTGTTGTTGCCGTTGTAGGTCAGCCCTGAGTCTACGAAGAATGAGTCCTCAAGGGTCGTGATCTGCCTTGTCTCCATGCGCTCAACGTACCGCACTGAGTTGCCGTTAACAGTTCTGCGAACGATGACGTACAGGGCATCCTCAATCCCTTCTGCCACAACGCAGCAGGACTCAAAGATGCCATCGGTTTCATGCTGATGCCATGCCCCGATTTGCTGTTCAGGGATGTAGGTTAGTCCAAGCAGTTTGCCAGTCGATGAAACAAACCACAGCAGTGGCTGCGGACTCTTGGCAAAGCACATGTCAGATATTGTGTAGTTGTCAAACAGGTGTGCTGATCGAATTGACAGATCACCAGTAACGAATCCGCTCGACTGCCATGAATAGCCAAGTTCACGAACATGGCCACCGCGAGCCGCGCAATACACCATGCTGTTGTTGATGATTTCCGGCTGGACATTGTTTGCACCAACATATGACTGAGGACGAACAGACACGGTTGTCGGTGTAATCGCGTCCGAGTTGATCGGGCTGACGCGCCACTCTGCTGCACTTGTCAACAGCAGCAATTGATTTAACGGGACAACATGGCGAATGGTGTTTGCCTCACGGGCGGCAACACGGATGTTGACACGGTCGTCGTCTTTGACCGGAAGCGAGTACGACATGTCGCTTTCCGTACCGGAGCGGGTCATCCACATGGTCTGAGGCTCGTTATTCGTGCCTGCAAACACGCGCCGCTGCTCAAAGTAACTCACAGCCTGTGGGTAATTATCTGTTGACGCAAACACAGTGTCAACAATCGGAGGTGTTGTCCCCATGTCAGGTGCAATGTTGTCATCGGTAAATGCGTTACTCGAAGTTTGTCCGATATAACCATACAATCCGCTTTGACGCTTGTAGATGTTGTATCGCAACGCACCGGGAACTGCTGTCCATGTCAGGTCATTCGACGCGCCTGTCACATTCAAGTTGTTGAATACTGTCCCAGGTGGACTAGCAACACTTTCGTCTAGGCCGTTGGAAGCAATTGATGTAATGACATAAAAGTTGTCAAGGTCTTGCGACTGGTTGGCGTATTGAATACTTCCACCACCTGTGTAAACACCAACAGGTGGATTAGTGCTATTAAAGTGTTCACCTGTCGTGTAAGACTGCACTTCTAATTTAGTGCTAGGCGTTGATTTGTGGACAATCCAAAATCCATTTGCCTCTGTCATTCCAAGAACACCGCTAATTTCAATCGGATCGCCGTCAGTTAGATTGTGGTCTGCAACCGTTGTAATCACCGCAATTGCGGCGTTTGTAATGCCCGAAATGTTGATGGAACGACCGCGAATAGCCGTCACTGTTGGAGCGGCTGGTGCGGGAATCGGCGACGCAAACAAGATTGTTGACAACACCCAGAAAGTTGCACCCAATCGGCGCAACTCGCGAGGCGCGTAATTGGGGTGAACGATGGTCAGCACATCGCCTGACTGCACATAGTGCAACCCAAATAGGTCAGCCTCTTGGTATGGCGAAAGGATCTCATACGCATCGTTCGGTATAAGTCGCCAATAGGCTGCGTTTGGTGGAGCCGTCGCAAGCGGAACGGGAGCCGTTGCTTGGTACACCAATCCTGCGCGACGCACAAGCGCACCAACTGCATACGTTAATCCGGAGTTATAAGCAGCCGGATTTCCAGGCCCAAGCGTCGCTGCGTTTGTGTGAAAACGGATGTAGCCATCGCCAAACTCCAACACCATCGTTTGGGTGGTGCTGTAGGTAAACGGGATGATTCGCGTCTTCTTGGTGCTGTCCTTGACTTCCTTGACGAAGCGAGTGCCGGGACGGTTCTCTGCTGGCCCTTGCGGGGTGGCAATGAAATTGAGCAACTTTGCCGCGCCAGTCTGAAACTTGACATCGTCAAGACGACCGAACATCTCTGGTGACAACTCACCGCCGGCGAAGGAACGGAAGAATGTACGCGTTGTTGGCATGTTTATCTCCCGGCTGACCAAGGAACAATGTGTTCAACCTTGATGTTTCGCATGTTCGCATCCGAAGAACGCGCTTGTGACAGATACCCAGCCATCATTTGCATGCAACGCTTTGCCTCTGCCGCACCAATGTCGCCCTTGACAATTGGGCCTGCGAGCAAGGAAGCCAACTTCCACGACAGCGTCATCACAAAAAGCGGCGTGAACTTGGTAGGGTCGGACACAAGCGACTGATATCGCAGCATCGCGTTCTCTTGGTTCGTGTAAATCACGCTGTTGCCAAGGTCATCTGCCTCAACGCAATACTGCTGCGGCACATACTGACCACCCACCACCACCGGGGCGTAGTTGTTGCCGAATCCAGGCGAATCGGTGAAGATGAACTGCGACGAATAGTCGGCGTTTGCGTTTGGTGGCAACACAGACACGATGGTCATGCAGTCACCTGGTGCGGCGTATGCGTATTTCCACTCAGGCCACAGGTTGGTGACAAGTGCAAGGTTGACACGTTTAGAACCGAAGTTCCAATTGTGCATTTGCAACAGCGAGTCACGGGCAATGGGGTAGAAGCGGCTGCACAAAGACGCTTGCACGGACGCTTCAGGTGGGTTGATGCTTGATACAGAAGCCTCGTCCCCGATGTGTGATAAAGCAAGGTTGCAGATGTCAACTTCCGATGCCATAGAAACCTCCTAGAAACAAGGGGGAGTCGCGGTTGCCCAACGACTCCCCCATTGCATCAATCAAATCAAAGAATCACTCCTCACCAGTGTCATCAACTTCAACGCGCTTGCCCTTGGTCTTCCACTTCCTTCCGGAAGCATCAACCGTAGGCTCGCCGTTGCCAACGCCCCTGACCAATTCCAGGCACTCGTTGGAGTCACCGTTGTATTCAAAGACATCACCTTCCTCGCGGATTGAGTTGTCAACGAAACACTTCACTAACGCTTTGTACATTGGCATGGATGATTCCTAATTAAGCAACAGTGAATCCAGAGGCGTAGAACTTCTTGCCGTCCTGAACGTCCTTGGTGATGTAGCCACAGTAGGAACCGGCAGTTGCCGTTCCAATGATGATGTAGCGCAACCCGAGATACCGAGCAGCCTTGGACGATTCCGTGGTTGCGTTGTATCGCAGAATTGGGTTAAGAGTAATTGTGTGAACCGAACCAATGGTGAGCGCAGCAACTGGAATTGCTCCGGTTGATCCACCAACAATAAGACCAGTGGTCAATGTAGTGTCGGTTGCGTAAATCGCATCCCATTGCACTGAGGTAGCACCAGTCACAGCAGCGACGATGTGGATCATGAAGGACAATTTTTCACCTTCACCGATATCGCGAGCAATACCCAAATCAATCGCATCGGTTGACACGGCGGTTGCATTCGCCGAGCCAGACAGCGCGAGTCCGGTCATGGCTCCGGTTGCGGGAACTGCTCCTGCAACAACTGACAGTTGATCAATAAACATGTAAGTGATTCCTTTCTAGGAAGTAAATTTAAGAGACAACGGCTTCGGTGTTGAGCAAGCAGTCCACGCGACGGATCGGAATACCTTGGAACGACAGGTAATTACGAGCAGTACCGAACTGCGACAATGCTGGCTGAACGGCCAACGCAGCCTGTGAACGGTCAAGAGACTGAACTGCCAAACCGCTGTGAACGGTACGGTTCATGTAGAACGCTGCACGACCCGAATCAAGGTTCGGGATCTTGTACATAGCGCGCATCATCAACTTGATCAGTTGAGTGCCGGAGTTGGATGCTTGTGTGTTGATTCCACCAACAATGTCAGCAACCAACAGGTTTGGGATGCGGACAACGTAACGCCAGTCCTTGACAACAAGACCACTCTTCCACTGGTAGCGGGTTGCGTAGGCTTGCATGCGGTTTACACCGTCATACACGGTCTGCTCGCCGAGGTCTTCGTGAACAAGTCCTGCCTTGGAACCCTTAGGGAACGGGCAGTACACGGTGT